ATTGTCCTGTTCGGCCTGTTCGGCATGGTGGTCGCCATCGCCGCCTGGTTTGCCCGCCGCGTTCGGGAGGCTCGGGCGGCGCAGATCGAGTACGACCGCCGCCGTGCCGAGGTGGTGTTGCGAGCAGTGGCAGCGCAACAGGCCGTACAGCAGGCCGTACAGCAGGCAGCGAAGGTGGGGGGACGCTGATGGGCCGGTCGTTGCGGCAGCTGTCGAAGCTGGCCCGAAACCTGGACAAGGCGCCGTCCACCCCGACGCGGTGCCAGAAGGGGCACGACCTGACACTCCCCGGCGCCCGGAAGTTGGCCTCCAAGGGGGACGGCCGGTACTACTGGCGGTGCATGACCTGCCGGATGGAGCGGCGGGTGGTGGAGCGGCAGCAGCGCCGCGAGCGCATCGCGCAGGAGCGCGCCGCCCGACGGGCGATGGGGCAGGCCCTGGGGCAGGCGGTGAAGGAGGCAGGAGAGGAAGCAGAGGGGGCGCTGCCGGCGCAGATGGAGGCGCAGGTGGAGGCGCAGATGGAGGCGCGGATGATGCCCCTAGAGGCGCCCGCCAAGCTCGACACCAGCCCGTTCGGCGTCACGCAGCGGGCGCTGGCGGCCTACTGGAAGCTGGAGCCGGACCAGTGGACCATGAAGCACCACGTTATCCACAATCGCGCCATGTACCACCTCTTGGGCTGGCCGAAAGACGGGCCGGTTCGGTCCCAGCCCCTCCACAACATCCGCGTCCAAGGATCTCGCCGATGAGTGCCGCCATGAGTACCACCATGAGTACCACTGCCACCGCCTCCGCCTGGGTGATCTTCGCCTTGATCGCCCTCCTCTGGGGGATCGTCATCGTCCTGTCGCTGGATGTCCACATGGGGCCGGACCCGGACGAGCAGGCGGGTAAGCAGTCGGACGAGGAGGGGCCGCGATGAGCCCCCGGACCCGGCCGTACAGCCGCCAGCGGCGCGACCAGATCGTGTCCCTACTGGGCGAGCATGGCGCCATGACGGTGGACGACCTGCTGCGGCACGTCCCCATCACGCACCCCACCCTGTGCCACCACCTGCGGGGGCTGGAACATGCCGGGGTGATCGTGTCGCGGCTGGAGACGTGGGACGAGGTGCGCTACCGGCGGGAGTGCGGGGGGTCGACCAATGCACGCCGGAAGCCGGTGTATGCGGCCGTGGAGGGGGTGGCCCCGTGACCCGCTATTGGGTGACGTTCCAGGCCGGCGGGGAGGTGGTCCGGCGCGGGCCGGTATCGGGGTGGGAGGAGGCGTGGCGCAAGTGGCCCTTCCTGCCGGCGCAGGCGCGGCTGGTGGCTGAGGACGGGGTGGAAGCAGAGGTGGAAGCAGCCCCACCCACCCCGGAGCCTCCAGCGCCCATTCCAGCGCCTCCCCCAGCGCCTCCAGCGGCCCCGGAGGCGCCCCCGGAGGGCCTTACGCGCGGGCAGCTGCTGTGGCGGGAGCGGATGGCGCGGAAGGGGAAGGTTTAGGCGCTGTCGCGATAGTGTCGCGGATCAAAACCCGATCAAGACTGCCGGTTTGCGATTAAATAAGAGCCCTAGCGGAGCGGAGCGGATGGGACAGCTGGGCCAGGCGGCGCCTCTCGGGGAGACTCGGGGGGCGTTTGCTGTTGGGGGGGGGATTGCGCGAACGGTGTGCGGAGCGCATACTGGCGGCAGCGGCCGATGACCCCGGACGCTATGCGGGACACAAACGAGCCCCCGATCCACGGTGCCACCCCTGCCACAACGGGGGTGGGGGTCACACCGGCGGACGGGGGCTTTGTGCTGGAGGTGATCGCCAGACAGACGCCAAGCGCGGGGTTGCTGCGCCTTACCCGCGCGCCGGATGGACCGTCATCCGCGCACCAATCCACAAGGCAACCCGTGGGGGGATTCACAGTAATTCCCAGCAACGTCGGCCTACGACTGGGCCGGGCACCGTCCCCCTGCGGTCTATCGGAGCCGTCGCCGCTCCGGCAAGCGAACCCCTGCGCCCTTCGCCGCTGCCAACGGATAGGGTCCCAGGGCCGCACGGCGAATCACCGGCCAAGCGGTGTGACGTATCTTGGCGCCTCGGCGTAAGCGTGCGATGTATCCCCCGGGTTGCACAGGCATCCCCGGCGCCGCTCGCGGGGTGCCCGGATATGGCTCGGCACGCCCAGACCCTTCGACCCTTCCCAGACGATGCGACCTCCGACGATTGACCCCGCCGGATACACCCCCGAGGAGCTTCTCCGCCGCCGCAAACGTGTTCAGCAGCGCCCCAAGAAAGGGAAGCGAGTGGACCGGGACGCATGGCACGCCCAGCGCCAGCGGGTGATCGCCCGTGCTGGCGGGCGGTGCGAGCGGTGCCACCAGGCCAAAGGTGAACACGTCCACCACTTTTATTACCCCGACGTGATCGGCCACGAGCCGTCGTTGACGTGGCTTCAGCTGGTGTGTTTGCCCTGCCATACGCACTACCATCCCCGCTACACCTTCCGGACCGTCGCGGAGCAAAAGCGCATCGCGGCGGAGCGCAAGCGGAAGGCCATCGCCAAGGCCAAGGCGCGAGACAAGGCCAAGGCCAATCCCACGGGATGCCGCATCACCTGCGCCCATTGCGGGGGACAGTATTCCCGGCGGAAGCATCGGGACATCTGCGTGAAATTCGGGCTCGTCGTGCGGGCGCGGGACTAGGCGCGGGCACGAGGCGCGCGGATACGACAAACCCCTCCGCCAGCCGGAGCCGGGGAGGGGTTGCACCCGAGGAGGTGCCGGATCACGTCCGGTCGCGCCAACCCGCCAAGGTGACGCTGCCCCATTATGCGCGCGCGGGCCAGGTCGCGCAAGGGGGGGCGCGCGGGGAGCTTGCGCGGGCCAGCGGGCGGGATGCGCGAGAGGTGCGCGAGAGGTGCGCGGGAGGTGCGCGGGAGGTGCGCGCGGGGGAGGCTGGCGCGGAAGGCCCCCGTGCGGGCGCGTGGAGGGGTCGCCAGGGCACGAACGGGGGCGGGGGAAGGGGTAGGGTGCGATGCGGGGGGAATCGGGCCGGAAATAAGGCGCCCCCCGGAAGCGCTCTGGCCGCCGGGGGGCTGGGGGAGGGTGCGGGGGGTTAGGGGAGGATCTCCGGCCAGCCGTACTTGTTGAGCCGATAGTCCCGGCCGGAGCGGAGTACGCGGGATTGTTCGCGGCAGAGGTCGGCATACGCCACCAGGTCGGCCGCGTCGGGGCGGTGCGGGTCCTGCCGGACGTGCCGGTAGGTAGCGCGCGCGTCCCTTAGCAGGTCGCGCACCACGTCCAGCACGGCCGGGGGAAGGTGGAGGCGGGGGGCGTGCGGCATGGTTCAGCCCTCCCCGGCCGAGCAGTTCTCGTGCCCGTTGCCTTGCCAGCACCAGCACTCGGGGTAGCCGATATCCCAGGCGCCCCCGGATGCCGTGATGACGGACCCGTCGGGGAAGATGGCACGCCACACGTCGCCGTAACGCCCCAGGTCGCGGTCCCGCCCGGGGTGATGCTCGATGGTGCCGCCGAACGCGCGGACCAGGTCGTCTATGGTGTAACCGTCGTCCGTGCGCCAGCGCGTGCCGTCGTGCCCCAGCTGGCGCGCGACAGCATCGGCCGCTGTGCCGCATGCGGGGGCGGCCGTGTCCACATAGACGGCGGGGATATCCGCGCGCGGGAGGAGGGTAGCGGCCGCGTCCAGATAATCGGCAATGATGCGCGCGGCGTCGGTAGGATTGGCGGCACCGTCCACCACAAACGACACGGTGACGGTATACGGAACGGCGGGGGCGTGCGGCATGGCGGATTCCTCAAGAGTAGGGGGCGCCCCCCGGCGGGATGCCGAGGGGCTGGGGGGATGCTTAAGCGTTGCCGCTTTGCTCGGTGTCCCATTGTAGCAGTTCGGCCCAATAGCGGTGGGTACGGTTCCAGCACTGGAGATCCTGCTCCCGGGTAGGGTCGACATACGCGCCGCTATCGTGCCATTCCGCGATGGCGGGCGCGTCCATGCGCCAAGCATGCGCCAGGCGGGCGATTTGTTCGGCAAGGCGGGCGACACTGGCCCGGCGGCGCGTCCAAACGTAGACGCGGGGGAGCGTCCATAGCTCGGCGTCGTCGTGCGGGGGGATGATCCCATACGCGGGCACGCTCCCCCGGGAGTCGGCGGTGCCGGTCGTATGATGGCCGATAACTTCCCCATTCAATACCCACGCGTCCACGGAATACGCTAGATCTATGGACCCGTCAAACCCTGCCCCTTGATACTGGCCGGCGATGGCGTCCACCTCGCGCCCGATCGGCCCATCGGTCCACACGATGTTCAATGATCCCCCCCCGGACCCTTGATATACCCGGAACTTCACGGCGGGAAACGTGTGCCGAAGATCCGCGCGAATCATGCGCGCGACCTCGGTAACAGTCAAACGGCGGGAAACTTCTTTAGCGGTTGCGGGCATGGCGGATTCCTCGGGATGGGTTCGGGACTACGGGGGGCGCCGCCGGATTGCGTGCGCCCCGTAAATAGTATGCGACTAGGCTAGTGTCACGTCAAGAGTGCGCGCGCGGGCATATGTGCGGGCGGATAGTCGGGAGCATCCGGGCCCGCCAGGTCGCGCGCCAGGACGCGGAGGGGGATATCCCCGTAGCATGCGACGAGCTGGCGCAGGTCGTCCAGGCGGCCGGAAAGGGCCACCCGGGGACGCGCGGGGAGGGACGTGCGGGGGGGCATTATTCCGCCCCCCGGGTGGACCACCCCGCCCCATATTCTTCCGCCATTTCCGCCCGGAACTCGGCGAGCGCTTCGCGGGGGGAATAGTCGTAATAGGTCCGGGTGACCAAACGGTTGAAAAGCAGGGCGGATACGACGACCGCCCCACTATGGGGGATGCGATGCCACCGCACGGAAACACGGGGGACAATGCCGGAACGGGTAGCGTAGGACATGGCGGGAATCCTCTAAGGTGAAGGTAGGGGGCGCCCCCGAAGTAGAGGCGCCCCCGGTTGTGTGCGCTACTTTGCGGCCCAAGCGAACGCGGCCGCCCCCGCCCCATTGTCGACGTACTTATAGGGCATGCACAGGCCAATGATATCGGTACGGTGGGGATGCGTCACGAGAATGGCGGATTCCTGCCCGGTAAACCGAAAGTGTGCGGCGCCACTCTTGCCGCTCGGGAAGGTGCCGAACCGGGCAAGCAGGCTAGGATCAATCCCTACAGCTGCAATCGACACCGGTTCCCGATCTACCGCCGGAACCACCCCACGCCAGAGAGGGTATGGGCCATCCACGATGTCCACCAGCGTCGTGCCGATCAACGCCCCGCGCGCATCCTCCAACTGGGCGACGAGATCGGCCGCCCCCCGGTTGCTGCCGACGTCCACCTCCACCGTTTCCACCTTGCGGGCGAGTGCTTCGCGGATGCGGCGGAACCGCACGATAACGGGGGCGACGGAACCGGAATCAGAATCGGCAATGGTCGCCCCGTGGTGGTGCGCGCAGAGTGTCGTTCCGTCGGTGGCGACAATCACCCCCGACGTTTCCACCGACACCCCCCCTAGGATGGGGCGGGATGGATCTTCCGAAATGTGGGGGGCGACGATACGAAGAGCGGGGGCGGAGATGCGAAGCTTCATGGCGGGAATCCTCTGGGTTATGCGGGGTTGTGGGGGCGCCCGGAGTGGACGCCCCCGGGGGGTGACTACTTGGCGACGACGGGGCCGCTTAGCATGCCATCCACCAGCGCCGTATGCCCACGGAAGGCAGCGATGGCGTCGTTCAAGGCTGCCACCAGTGGGAGAGTGTCCACCTTGTCTGAGTAGTTGGCGTTCCAGTGCTGCGCGCGCCACAGGGCATACCATGCGTCGTCAACGGACTGTCCGGCCGCACGATACGCCACCAACAGGGCGTCGCCTTCCGGGGTGTAAAGGGCGGGAGTAGTGGTACGGTCCATGGCGGATTCCTCGCGTATCGGGTGGCGCGCCGCCGGGGAGTCGGGGGCGCACCTACATTATACATGTACCGCGTCATCCTGTCAATAGTAGACGCGCAACCCCGTGCAACCCCGGGGGCGCCGCACCGGGGTCGCACGCTACCGGGCCGCACGCCACCGGGGCACGCGTCCACGGCGGGGGCAGTGCGTCCGGCCCCGCCCGCGCGCGCGTACCGTAACCGGCTATCGTGCGCGTAGCCGGTGACGCACCGGGCGCGCGGGGCCCCGGTAGCGCAGCGCGCGCGGCGCCGATGGCGCGGGGCTGGCCCGTGGCGCGCGCGGCGGCGGCAGCGGCGGCGGGGGGGGGGGGGGGAGGGTGTCCCCCGGCGGAAGCACAGCGAGTACGATTCGGCAGCACCCCGGCCAGTGTGCGCCGGTACACGTCAACGCGGAGGTGGGTATGCGGCAGTGGACGCGGGAGGAGCGGGAGGAGGTGTTGGGGCTGGTGTTGGAGGGGATGGCGGAGGGGGTGACGTTGCAGGAGACGGTGGAGCGGGAGCAGCGGCGGCTGAGTGCGCGGGAGCCGGAGCGGTATCCGGGGAAGCTGACGCCTGGGCTGGTGCGGGGGTGGCTGTGGTTGGACGAGGAGTGGTTCCGGCGGTATCAGCGGGCGAAGGCGTTGCTGGGGCAGGCGTATGCGGACGAGGCGGTGGTGACGGCGCGGGAGAGTACGTCGCAGACGACGGCGATGGACCGGGTGCGGATCGAGACGCTGAAGTGGGCGGCGGCGAAGGCGAACCCGGTGGAGTTCGGGGAGAAGCAGACCGTGGAGCACCAGGGGTCGCAGACGCTCCAGGTGAAGATCGTGGAGGAGGAGGGGACGGTGCGGAACGTCCAGGCGCTGAAAGCGGCAGAGAGTGCGGCGCTGGAGCGGGCGGTGGTGGGCAGCATCGCGCCAAGCAGCAACCCTGTGGTGCAGGTCAAGGGGCCCTGAACGAAACAGGGGGAGACTAGAGAGTTTGCGCCCAGAGGCATTGTGTTTCTGGGCAAACAGCCCGTTTTGTGTAACAATTTGGGGGGGTCCCACTTGACAGAACCTGCCCAGCGCCGGAAGGTTGGGGGGAGTAAGAGGGGGGCGCTGGTGCAGTTAGCTACTGGTTACTCTGACGCGCTTCGCTTGTCCTTGCTGGTTGCTTCGCAACAAGCAAGAGTTAGAGGGGGAAACGGGGAAGGAGTAAGCGTCCCGAGTAACGGGAAGCGACGAGTAACGCGGTGAGCGTTACGAGTAGGGAGCGAGTCAGCGCGTTAACGAGACATCGAGAGGGGTACAGGAGACTGTGGCGCATCGGCCGGGGAAGCGAGGGGGGCGGTCGGGCGGGGACCAGGCGGTCGAGGTCCGGCTGGCCAAGCTGCATCCCGGGCAGCGGGAGGTGGTGGAGAACCCGGCGCGCTTCAAGATTGTGATGTGTGGCCGCCGGTGGGGAAAGACGGCGGGCGGGGTGCGCTGGCTGTGCGATGGGGGGATAGCGGGCCAGCCGGTAGCGTGGTTCGCCCCGTCGTACAAGGTGGCGCTGGAGGCGTGGCGCGAGTTGGTGGACCGGCTGGGGCCGCTGACGGCGCGCATGAACGAGCAGGACAAGCGCCTGGAGTTGGTCACCGGCGGGGTGGTTGAGGTCTGGACGCTGGACGGACCCGACCCCGCGCGCGGCCGGAAGTACGCCCGGGTGGTGATTGACGAGGCCGGCATTGTGCGCGACCTCTTGACCGTCTGGCAGGCCGCGATCCGCCCCACGCTGGTCGATCTGGCCGGGAAGGCGCTGATCCTGGGGACGCCCAAAGGGCGCCGGCACGGGTTCGTGACCCTGTTCAACCGGGGCCTGAGCGGCGAGGACCCCGACTGGCAGAGTTTCCGCGCCCGCACGCTGGACAACCCCTACATCCCCGCCGAAGAAGTCGAGATCGCCCGGCGCGAACTCCCCCCCGAGGTCTTTGCCCAAGAGTTCGAGGGCATCCCGACCGACGATGGCGCCAACCCCTTCGGCCTGGACGCCATCCGCCACGCCTTCACCGAGGGCGCCAAGGGGGCCGAGCAGGGCCCCGTGGTCGTCTGGGGGCTGGATCTGGCCCGCAGCCAGGACTGGACGTGGCTGGTCGGCATGGACGCCTGGCGCCGCGTGGTAACCCTTGACCGCTGGCAGATGCCTTGGGCCGCGACCAAGGCCCGGATCATGGAGATCGTGGGCCAGACCCCCGTGGTGGCCGACGCGACCGGCGTCGGCGACGCCATCGTCAGCGACCTGCAGCAGATGGGCGCCGTCATCACCCCCCACGTCTTCACCCAGCCGTCCAAGCTGCGCCTCATGCAACGCCTCATTGCCGCGTTCCAGAACAAGGAACTGCTGGTCCGGGCGCTGGACCACGAAGCGGCGCTGCAGGCCGAGCTGGAGGCGTTCGAGTTCACCTACACCGCCTCCGGTGTGCGCTACGAGGCCCCGCCGGGGCTCCACGACGACGGCGTGGTAGCGCTGGCGCTGGCCCTCCACGGGTGGGATCGGGTGCAGGGGGTGCCGCCGGAAGGGATTGCCCCTTGGCAACCGACCGGGGACGACCCTAATCTTCGGCAGGAGGGGGAGGATTGGGTGGCCGCACCCGCCACTCACACCGCCCCCGGTGACTTTGCCGCCCAACTTCCTGCCGGATGGTAGCCCCGATGGCCAAACCGATGGAGCCCAGGACGAAAAAGGAGCGCGGCATGGAGGCCGTGCTGGAGCGCACCAAGGAATTCAACAAACCGCCGAAAAAGCGCCCGATTCTGCGGAAAAAAGGCGCTGGTAACGGAAAAAACCCGCCCAAAGGCCCCGGCATGACCGTGATGATCGCGGTCGGGATGCCCAAGAAAGGCGGCAAAGGAGGCCCCATGCCCATGCCCGGCGAGCGCCCGAAGTCCAAGGACGAGATCATCGCCCGCCTCGAAGCCCGCATCGCCCAGCTGGAGGCGAAGCTGGCCGAGGACGAGGAAATGGGCGACGAGATGGAGGACGAGGGGTACGAGGACGAGGACGAGGAGGACTAGTGCCGAAAACCCCGGCGTGGCAGCGGGCAGAGGGACAGAATCCGGCCGGTGGCCTCAACGCCAAGGGCCGTGCCTCGCTCCGCGCCGAGGGGCGGGACATCAAGCCGCCCGTCTCCGCCAAGGAAGCCGCCGCCAGCCCCGCCAAGGCCAAGCGCCGGGTGGCGTTTTGCAAGCGGAGCGCCGGGCAGATGAAGATGTGGCCCAAGGCCGCCAACGATCCGGACAGCCGGCTACGGAAAGCGAGGCGCAAGTGGGACTGCTAACTTGCACTCGATGCAAAACGGAAAAACCGGCTACGGCTGAGTTTTTTCCGTCGCACAAGTACAAAAAAAACGGACTTGATTCGTGGTGCAGAAAGTGCCGCAACGACTACAAAGGGCGCAATCTGTTTCCCAAAGGCGTCAAAGACAAAGTTCGCGCAAAGGCAGCCCGTGAACTTGACGAGTGCGTGATTTGCGGAGAACCTAAAAGCAAAGGGTTTGCCGTAGACCACGATCACGCTACTGGCCATGTGCGGGGCGGACTGTGTATGCGCTGCAACATGGGCATCGGGCAGTTTCGTGATGATCCTGAGCTTCTGCGGTTGGCAGCGTTGTATCTTGAGGGGCGATGCGCGTGTGGTGAGTGTCAACCGTACTGGGGCGGAAAGGCTCCGGCAGCAGACGAGAACACTGATCTCTTTTTCCCTCTGGGAGTGGAGTGTGACTGATGGCCGCCACCGTACTCAAGTCCAACAAGATCACCGTGTCGGCGCAGGACCAGGCTGCCACAGTCCTCGGCTTCCCCTCGCCCGGCGCCGTTTCGGTGCAGATTACCGGCACGTTGAGCCTGACGATGACGTTTGAGGCCACGGTGGACGGCACAAACTGGGTCGCGGCCAGCATGGTGCCGGTCGGCCAGCAGCCGGCCTATGCCACGCCGGTATCGACCGCCACGGCCGTGGGCATCTGGAGCGTCCCGACCTTCGGCCTTGCCGGCTTCCGCGCGCGCTGCAGCGCCTACACCAGCGGCGACCCCGTGGTCACCGTCCGTTACGCCGCGTCCTGATCGACTTCCCCCTTCTGTTGAGGATCTGAGCCATGCCGTACATCGAATACACCAACGCTGACACCGCCAAGGCCGCTTTCGTCAACGCCCTGCAGGATGTGGGGGTCGAGCCCACGGCGTCGATGGACGCGCCTGCGCTGGTCTACGCCACGCTGGCCAACGGCATGACGGGCGTTCCCGTCACGCAGGGCGGCGCCGGCACGCTGGGCACCGGCACCGTCCTCAAGCAGGCCATCGTCAAGATGGGTGACCTGACCGTCACGACGATGCTGGTGGACCTGACCGGCCTCAACTCCGGCGGGACCGCTGGCGACATCATCGGGCTCAATGGCTCCGGCGCGGCGTTCATCACCCGCCTCTCGCCCGCCAACGGCACCGTCACCGCCATTCGCATGACGTGCCTGGAGACACCGGCCGGAGGCGACACCGACATCGACCTGTATTCTGCGACCGAAGGCACTGGCGTCGAGGATACCGCCATCACGACGCTGACCGAGGTGCAGCTCATCAACTCGGGCGCGCTGGCGTCCGGCAACGTCGTCGCCGCCGCCGCCATGCCGGCCGCGAACACCGACTACCTGTACCTTGTCGGGCAGGGCACCGCCAACGCCACCTATACCGCCGGCAAGCTGCTCATCGAGCTGTACGGAATCTGATCGCTATGTCCGACGCAGCGCATGTCCTCTGGGCCATTGTGGCGGCCTACGCCGTCTGGCGGCTGGCGGCGGTCGTGGAGCTATTCGCGCCAGTCCGTTCACCGGAAACGCCGGACGCCGTGGACAATGCGGACATCCCGGAGGATCTGGTGGCGCTCGCCATGACGCAGAGCGAAGGGTGGGCGCAGGAGGACACGCTCAAGGCGATCCGTGAGCGGTACGAGCAGCTGCGCGACTGGAACCGCGTTCGGGCCGCGTTCGGCATCGGCCGCATCGACGACTAACCGGAGTTCCGCATGACCATGCCCCCGCTGGACGCCAATATCGACCCCTTCATGGACCCGCTGGGCGGCGTGCAGGGGGAGGAGATGCTGGGCGTGGACATGGATGCCATTATCCGTGAGGCGCTGGGCGAGTCCACCAACCCGCTCTCGCCCAACGAGCAGGTGGCGCCCAACGCCCCGGACAAGGACGGCCGCACCAAGGCCGAACGGCTGGCCGCGCTCCGCAAGGCGCTCTACGGCGCCGACTTCCCGATGGCGACCCCCGGCAGCGCCGAGGACATGGACGCCTGGGCGTCGTGGACGCGCGGGCTGTGGGAGTCGCGGCGCGAGTCCGTGCAGATGCACCTGCACCTGGTCGAGCGCAACCGCCTGTTTCGCGCCGGGCAGCAGTGGATCTCGTCCAAGGGCGTGGGGCCGTGGAGCGAACCGGCCCGACCGCGTGACGCCGCCCGCGTGGTGTACAACATGGTGGACAAGGCGCTGGACCAGCGGATGCAGATCATCATGGATCAGCGCCCGGGGTTCAGCGTGACCCCCACCACGCAGGACCCCGAGGACCGACGCAAGGCGCAGGCGCAGCAAGTGGCGCTGGAGTACCAGCACGAACAGCAGCAGATGACGCGGATCGGGCGGGAGGCCGTGTTCTGGGCGCAGACGGACGGCGTGTCCTTCTGGCACCAGTCGTGGGACCCCGACCGGGGGCCGTGGGACGAACGAATGGGGGACCAGCCGGGCGAGCGCAAGCCGCTGGGCGACCTCGTCACGCAGACGCTGCGAGTCGAACAGGTGCGCGTGGCGCCCAACGCCACCGCCAGCATCCCACCGTACTGGGTCATCATCCGGGAGGTGATCTCGCGTTCCGAGGCGGCGTTCCGCTACGGCGTGACCGGGCTGGACGCCGCCGACACCACGCTGGCCACCGGCAACGCCCCGACCTACAACGGGTCGGAAGGGCTGGGCGCGTGGGTATTGACCCAGACAACCATCGGGGAAGGGCAGCGGCTGCGCGACGAGGACGTGACCGAGCGGTTCACGGTCTATGTGGCGCCCCACGCCGACGCCCTCCCCGAAGGGCTGCACCTGGTCGTGGTGGGCGACAAGGTCGTGTTCGGGCCGGATCGGCTGATGTGGGGCGTCATCCCCGTAATCCCCGTGCGTGACGGCTCTAGCGACCCGTCGTATTTTCCGCGCCCCGTGATGGAGCAGTGGCTGGACCACCAGATGCGGGTCAACGCCCTGCTCTCCAAGTGGGTCGAGAACATCCGCGTCAACGCAGGCGGGCGGTTCTTGACGCGCCCCAACGCCATCGCGACCGAGACGTTCATGGGCGGCGTCACGTCCATGATCGAGATCCGGGGCGCTGGCCCCATGAGCGACACGATCCAGCCGGTGCAGGGCTTCAGCGTCGGCAACGACGTAAAGGAGGCGCTGGCGCTGGAAAAGACCGCGTTCGAGGACGCCTCGGGCTGGAATGCCGTCTCGCGCGGGCAGGTCACGGGCGAGTCCGGCCGCGCCATCATTGCCTCGCGCGAGCAGCTAGAGCGCGTGTTCAGTCCCGCCGTCAACGCGCTGGCGATGGCGTTCACGGACTGGGCCAAAGTGACGCTGGCCGGCATGGCGTGGGGCTACGACGTGCCCCGGGCGCTGGGCGCCGTGGGCAAGGGGCGCCCGGACCTCGCGCGCGCGGTGTCGGCCACGGACTTTGACGGCGTGTCGGACGTAAAGGTGGACGCCGCCACGATGATGCCGATGCCGATGGCGTTCCGCATGTACCTGCTGGACAACTGGCTACAGACCGGCGTGATCGACCTCAAGGAGTACCGGCGCCGGCAGATGTTCGCCGTGGCGCGGGACCTGGGGACACCGGACGAGGACCAGGAAGCGCGCGCCATGCGGGTAGCCGAGGCCATCCGGATGGGCTACGCGCCCCCCGAGCTGCGGTGGCAGGACAACGAGGCGATCCACCAGGACGTGCTGGAGCGCCAGATCCTGCTGCAAGACGACTTGTCGCCTGAGATCATCGCCGCCGCGCAAGAACGGTGGACGGCGCTGGCCAATCAGGCGAACCAGAAGCAGGGCGGGATGCCCCCCGGTGCCCCCGCTGGCCCGCCGATGGGCGGCCCCGGCGAAGGGCCACCGGCTGCCTCCGTGCCTGCGCTCCCGCCGGGCCAGTTGCCCTTGGCGAGCGGCAATCCCCCCATCGGTGTCGCCAACCTCATGCAGCAGACGATGGCTGGCACCGACGAGGCCGAGCAAGCCGCGCTCCAAGCGGACGCCTTATCCCGGCAGACCTAGTACACCCCAGTCCTTCCCTTTATGGAATCCGCTGTCGCCACACCCACCCAAGCCGCCGAGGCGCCATCCGACATCAGCGCCGCGATGGACAACGCCGTCGAGTCGGCTATCGCGGAGTTTACGCAGGAGCAGGCGGCCGAACAGGCAGAGGCGCAGCCTACCGAGGGCGCCGAGGAATCGGACCAGCCGGTCCTAGAGGCGGAGGAGGGCGAGGAGGCAGCCACCGAGGAGGTGGCGCTCCCCGAGGGCTTCGTCATGGTCGAGCCGGTGGCCGATACGCTGGCGACCGACTTTGTCCTCAAGGATGCCGAGGGCGAGGAGTTGGAGGTGCCGGCCCTCATGGTCGAGTACAAGGCCAACGGGAAGGTGCGCCGGGACCGGTTGGACCAAGTGGTCAAGCTGGCCCAGTTCGGGGTGTACAACCAGGAGCGCGAGGAGCGGGTCCAGTCGGTCGAGCAGGAGGCGCAGGCCGTAGCCAAGCAGCGCGAGGAGCTGGCCGAGATACTGGCCGAGCGCGAGGCGCAGCTAGAGCGCCTGCTGACGGACGACGAGTTCTTCCTGGCCGTACAGGAGCAGTTTGCCCGCGAGAACAGCCCGGAGCGTCGGGCGGAGCGGGCGGAGCAGGATCTTCGCAACTTGCAACTGCAGCAGGAGTTGCAGCATATTTCGGCCGTAGGACAGCAGTTCCACATGCAGGAGGTGGCACCGGCCCTGAGTCTGATCACTCAGACCCTGCCAACCATCCAGCTGGCGGAACTGGAAACACGATTGGCTGACGCCATGCAGGCGCACGCGGTGATCGCCCCCACGGGGGACCGATACATTCCCGCGTCACGCTACGATGCGGTGCGAAAGTACATCGTGGAGGACTTGGCCCTCTGGGCGCAGATGGCGCATCGGTACCGCAGCGAATCAGCCACCGATCCCGTTCGGGAACAGGCGCTGGTCGAGCGAGATCGGGCGCGCGTCGAGGCGCAGAAAGCCAAGCGACAGATCGGTCAGGCGCTCAAGCCCGTCACCGGGTCCGCTGCTCCAGCGGCGAGCAAGCCGAAAGCCAAACCGATCACCACGGTTGACGAGGCGATGGAAAGTGCCATCGCCAGCGTTCTTTCCACGATTCGCTAGCGTCCCATAGGAGGGACCACCATGCCTGCACCGACAGTCATTACCGATACGGAGCTGACTGGGCTCCTCAAGAACGTCTACGCCCAGTTCCGCGAGAAGGTCCAGAACCAGGTCACCCCGCTCCTCGCCCAGCTAGAGAAGGCCAAGGCGGGCGGCATCCGCAACATGCGCTGGGGCGGCAACAACGTGTTCTTCGACGTGGTCACCGGCCGCGCGTCGGGCGCCACGTTCTCCAGCGCCGGGTACTTCCCCGGTGACACCACCGCGCAGGAAGTTCAGGCGAACGTCGGCGTGGTCCGCGCCTACACCACCCGTCAGGTGGACGGCCTCGCCTTCGTCGGGACGCAGTCGAAGGAGGCCGCGTTCACCACGATCCTCCGCAAGACGATGGAGGAGATCAAGGACGCTTCCAAGCTGCTCATGCAGCAGGCGCTCCACAACAAGCCGGACGGCATCGTCGCGCTGGTGTCCAGCTACTCCGCTGGCCCGCCGGTCACCGTCGTGGT